ACAGTATGTTGTGCGAGACAAGAAAAAGGTCAAGACGGTTGAATATAAAGATAATACAGCCATCGGGAAGCCTACCAAGGAAATCATAGATGAGACGGAGCACATCAACATTGCAAGCGGCCCCATTGATAGATTGGGGTTATCCCAAGTGACCGGAGCGTTAAAGAATCTTAAGGAAATTTATATGATACCGGCAACACTTGAAAAACAGAGTGCTGAAACAGCACTGCTAAAAGCTAAGGTGCAGACCGATGATGAGGAAGAGACTGCGGATGACGGATTCTTAGAAGCGCTGCAGGGAAGTGCCGCGGAGGATTGGATGGATGAAGAAAATTAAGCAGACATTCAAATTCAAGCCCTTTTCTAAGAAACAGCGCATGGTATTAAATTGGTGGTGCGATACATCACCAGTTAAGGATATGGATGGCATCATTGCCGATGGGGCAATCCGTTCCGGTAAAACGGTATGTATGTCGTTGTCCTTTGTGATGTGGGCGATGACACAATTTAACGGTCAGAACTTTGGTATGTGCGGAAAGACAATCGGCTCTTTCCGGCGTAACGTACTGTTCTGGCTTGAAGTGATGTTACGGAGCCGCGGCTATACTGTAGCAGACCATAGAGCTGACAATCTGGTCGTTGTGACAAGAGGAGAGACGACCAATTACTTTTATATATTTGGCGGCAAAGATGAGCGTTCACAAGACCTTATCCAGGGTATTACCTTGGCTGGGGTCTTTTTTGATGAAGTGGCGCTGATGCCGGAAAGCTTCGTGAACCAGGCAACCGGACGATGCTCTGTTGAGGGATCGAAGTATTGGTTCAACTGTAACCCGGACGGACCGTATCATTGGTTCAAGACGGGATGGATTGACAAAGCAACTGGATATCTAGGGAAAAAGAAAACACAGGAGATAAGAGAAAAAGCTGCAGCAGAGAACCGGGATCCGAGATTAAAAGAGATTTTATATCTGCATTTTACGATGGATGATAATTTATCTCTGTCGGAGAAAATCAAGGAAAGATACCGCAGTATGTATACAGGTGTATTCTACCGGCGGTATATCCGTGGCTTGTGGGCGATGGCAGAGGGCATTATCTACGATATGTTCGACACTGCCAAGCATGTGATATCGAATCTGTCTGGTCTGGTCAACGAAAATTACTATGTATCCTGCGATTATGGTACACAAAATGCCACGGTATTCCTGCTGTGGTGTAAAGAACGATCTGGACGGTGGGTGTGCTGCCGCGAGTATTATTATTCCGGCCGAGATGAGGAAAGACAGAAAACGGATAGTGAGTATGCGGATGATCTGGAGCAGTGGCTTGGTGGTATAAAGCCGGTGAAGATCATTATAGATCCATCGGCAGCGTCCTTCATTGCGGAATTGAAAAAGCGCGGCTATGCGATCAAGAAAGCAAAAAATGATGTGTTGGATGGAATCCGGTTTGTGGCATCGTTGCTGAATCAGGGGAAAATCGCCATCAGTGACCAGTGTCCGAATATAATCAAAGAGTTTGGGTCGTATATCTGGGATCAGAAAGCATCTGAGCGTGGCGAGGATAAACCGGTAAAGCTGCACGATCATGCGATGGATGCTCTTCGGTATTTCTGTTATACGATTATTCGCAAGCCGGGCGGCATCAGCATTTTAAAATAGAGGTGAGAACATGGAACTTGAGGTAATGAAAAAACTCATAAGAAAATACGAACCGGGGCATACACGATTTTCCTTGCGGGCGATGCAGGCGGAGCGGTACTACCGGAATGAAACGGATATTCTGGTGAAAGTCAAGTCCGAAGACGAGAAAAAGAAAGAGGATTCTGATAACCCTCTGCGTAATGCAGATAACCGGATTCCCCGGAACTTTCACGGACTCATCGTAAACCAGAAAGCCGCTTATATGTTCACGGCACCGCCGCTTTTTGATATTGGGAATGAGCATGGAAATGAAGTCGTGACAGAAGTACTCGGTGATGAATACCGGAAAAACTGCATGGAGCTGTGCGTCAATGCTGCCAATGCGTCGGTGGGATGGATTCATTACTGGGAGGATGAATATGGAACATTCCAGTGGGCGGTAGTTGACAGCAAGCAGATTATCCCGATCGAATCTCACAATCTGAAAAAGACACTGCTTGGTGTTCTTCGTATGTACGATGAAATCGACGAAGAGACAGGAGATACCTATGCAATCTATGAATATTGGGATAAGGAAAGCTGTTGGTCATTCCGACGGAAGAGCGGAGATACCTTGGATGATGGGCTGTTCTACTACAACACTTTCATGGCGCCGGATACTGGCGATTTTACCGCAGAATATCGGCATGAATTCGGAGAGGTGCCGTTTGTTCCATTCCCGAACAACAACACGAATACGAATGATCTGAAAAACATTAAGCCGCTGATAGACGTATACGACAAGGTCTACAGCGGTTTTATCAATGATTTGGATGATATTCAGGAATTGATAATTGTCCTGTCCGGGTATGGCGGCACGGACCTCAATACGTTTCTGGCAGATCTAAAAAAATACAAGACCATTAAGGTGGACGGTGATGAGGGCAGCAACCCGGGGGTGAGTACACTCAACATTGAGATTCCGATTGAAGCCCGCAACAGCGTGTTAGAAGCCACCAGAAAGGCTATTTTTGAACAGGGGCAGGGATTTGATCCGCAGCCGGAGAACTTTGGAAATCAGAGCGGAGAAGCGCTTAAATTTATGTATTCGTTGCTTGAAATGAAAGCTGGACTGACGGAGACGGAGTTCCAGCTTGGGTTCGCCCGTCTGGTAAGAGCGATATGCCGCCATGAGGGAATTGATTGCAAGAAAATCATCCAGACGTGGACCCGCACTTGTGTAAAAAATGACACGGAGCAGGCACAGATTTGCAAGGATTCGGTTGGAATTGTCAGTAAAAAGACGATTCTCAAAAATCATCCGCTTGTCGAAGATGCGGATGCGGAGCTGAAGCAGTTGGAGAAAGAGGCACAGGAAGCACAGGAGAAGGCAGATGCTTACGCCGGTGCTTTTGATGCATCTAAAAATAGCACTGAAACAGATAGCAATGAGAAAGCAGATGCCGAGCAGTGAAATGAGGTGATTGCATGGGAGAACGGACAAGTGAATACTGGCAGGAGCGCTTCCGGCAGATGGAAGAATCACAGCATGATACGTCCGTTCAGACCGCGCAGGAGATTGAGCAGGAGTTCCGGCGGGCAGAGCAGGCGCTTGACGGGAAGATTAACGCCTGGTATCAGCGGTTTGCTGCCAACAACGGCATTTCAATGGTGGAAGCCAGACGTTTGCTGAATAGTGACGAACTGGAAGAGTTCCAGTGGGATGTGCAGAATTACATCAAATACGGGCGCGAGAACGGCATAAATCAGCAGTGGGAAAAGCAGCTTGAGAATGCATCCGCAAAGGTGCATATCAGCAGACTGGAAGCGCTCAAGGTGCAGACGCAGCAGGAGATTGAAAAACTGTATGGAAATTATCACGATTCCATAGACGACCATATTGCAAGCGTCTATACATTCGGCTATTATCACACGGCATATGAGGTGCAGCGCGGTGTTGGCGTCGGCTGGCAGATGCAGAGTTTTAACTCGGAAAAAGTCGGCGACATCATACATAAGCCCTGGGCGGTGGATGGACGCAACTTTTCAGAGCGCATTTGGACGGATAAAACGAAGCTGATTAACAATATGCACGATTCCTTAACGCGGATGTGCATTACCGGGGAATCGCCGGATAGAGCTATACGGGAAATATCCCAGAACATGAAAGTAAGCAGATCACAGGCGGCACGAATTGTTCAGACGGAATCAGCGGCTTTTTCTGCAAAGGCACAGGAAACGTGTTTTTCTGACCTTGACGTGGAAGAGTTCGAGGTGGTAGAGGCATTGGACAGCCGCACTTGCCCCACCTGCGGGGAGATGGACGGGAAGCACTTTCCGATGAAAGATTATAAGATTGGTGTTACCGTGCCACCGTTCCATCCGAATTGCCGGGGATGCACCTGCCCGTATTTCAACGATGAATTTACCACAGGGGAAAGAGTTGCGCGCGGGGCAGATGGCAAGAAGTATTATGTGCCGGAGAATATGACATATGAGGAGTGGAAGAAATCGTTTGCGGATGGTAATACAGAGAAAGGAATTAGCGGCAAGTATTCACAAAAGACGCATGACAATAAGGTTGATGTAGGTTTTGTAAAGAGCACGGAGTATAGAAAGAAGTTTGAGAATCTTGATGAGAATGAAAATACTCAGAAGGCAATATGGCAGAAAGCACGCGACATTTTAGTACATCGAAACGGAACTAATAAAGAAGATATGTATTTAATTAGTGTCATCGATGGAAAGATAAAAGGGAAAAGCGTTGCTGCAAAAGAAGATAATATAGTTGAGTATAATAAAAGCCTGAGAGATGCGGTAGAAATAGAACCAAGAGGAACACTTATAAGTATACATAATCATGGAACAAATATTCCTCCGACTGGAGCAGATTTTGCGTCAGCGGGTTATAGGGGATACAGAAAGGGAATTGTTGTATGTCATAATGGAGATGTATATGTATATGAGGTTGGCGACAAGCCGTTTTCCCAAAGATTATTTGATGAGACTGTTGAAAAATACAGAAAAAGTGGATATAATAAAGGCATAGAAGCAAATATAAAAGCGTTAGAGCAGTTTGAAATGGACTACGGAATAAAGTGGAGAAAATTATAATGAGCAAGAAATATTACGATGGTCCGGTGCAGGATACGGAACGAACTCTTGAAGAACTGGAAAAGGACATTGAAAAGGAAAAAAAACGGTGTGAAAAAATGAATAGTTGGGAAGACGCAGAATAATAC